ATAAGGTTTACTTCTGAACTATTAAATGATATAATTTATACATGGAATTAAATAAACAGATTATATCAGAATTTGAAGAACAAATAGAAGACGGAATGCCATTTACATATACATGTGATTTATTAGAAATTAGTTGGAATACTTTTAATAATTGGATGAAACAAGGCGAGTCTGATGTGAATAACGAAATAAATTCGTTACAGGCAAAATTTTTTAAATCCATTAAAAAAGCTTATGCCAAATTTATCAAAGCAACCAAAAATAGAATTTATAATGGTGAGAGTGGATGGCAAGGTTCTGCATGGTGGTTAGAAAGAACCAATAAACAATTTATATTAACTAATGATGCTGGAGATGTGATTGAACCAGTTATCGTCAAACCTTCTGTGAGTAAGAAATAGCATGGAATTAGATGCAGATAAATTAATATTAGAAGATTTTAAAGATATATGGTTTACTGAATGTCAGAGCAGATATCGTGTGTTGAAAGGTGCTCGTGAAACTGGTAAATCATATAACTTTGTTGGTGCTGAACCATTATTTAAGATTCTATCAGATGCAAGAAGAAATATATTAATGGTCAGAGCGAATGATAAAGATAATCGAATGTCGACATATACGCAATTAAAATCTGCTGCATATACACTCGGTATAGCGCATTTATTTAAATTTAAATTGACTCCGCTCAGTATCACACGCAGAACGACCGGACAGATGGTTATATTCGCAGGAATGAATGATGTTGAAAATATCACATCAACTACTTTCGAACATGGTTTTTGGACAGATATTTATTTTGAAGAATTTAGTCAAGTATCTAGTAAAGATGATTTTGATGTCGTTGATGGTTCACTTCGTTTACCTGAAACTGCGATTCAAGATGGATTATTTTGCCAGATAACAATGTGTATGAATGCATGGGATGTTGGTCATTGGAGCAATGATGAATTTTTCGATGGAAATTTAGATGATGATGTGGCAGAGTTAGAAATTAATAGATATCAATTCAAAGAGATTCCTGACTATAACAGAGGCTACGGATTCGGATTGGCATTACATATTTCATCATACAGAACGAATACATATCGTGCAAAAGCCAAAGATAAATCAATGGAGATACTTAAAGCGAAAAATTATGATTATTATAAAGTCGTAGGTTTAGGATGTTGGGGTAACGTTGGTGATAAAACATATCCATCGTGGAATGATGAAAAGAATATTCATCATGGATATTCATTGCTTAATAAAGTATGGAATACATTAACTGTTGGAATCGATTTCGGTATGAGTAACGGAGAAGGTAAAATTAAATATAGTGAAGAGAATGCTAAACGATTAGGTAGTGCTAATACAATGCAATTAATCGGTGTATGTGATAATTGGGATAAGATAGTTGCTGTTGACGAATATTTTGATTCTAATGAAGGCAGAAGCGACTTAGATAGAAAACCATCACCAGTTATTGCAAGAGAAATGGTAACTATGTTATCTCGTTGGATTAAAAAATATAATATAATAGGATTATTAAATTGCTACGTTGATAACGCAGATAGTGGAGGTTTCAGAGATATATTAGCATTGGAAGCAGAAAGACAAGGATTATATATGGTGAGATTTATCGCCTGCACGAAAATTCCGATTATCTCACGTGTATATTTTGAGGATTATTTAATGGGTTATGAATTAATTAAAGTTAGTGATAGTTGTCCTAATTTAATAAGAGAAATAAAAAATGCCAGAAAAACGAAGGAAGGCAGAATCAGAGAGGATTATGACGACCATGCGATTAATGCATTCGAATATGCATGGGGTTCGATTAGACAGAAGTTAAAAAGATGGAAGACGTTTAAGGAGCCAGTATAATCCGATATAATTTTATAAGGAGCCAGTATAATTATGACAATCAGTGAGTTAGTTAAAAGTATTATTTACAAAATCTTAGGTATTCAAAAACTAAATGGAACACCAAACGATAATCGGTTAACATTTATTTCTGATGATGATGCAATATGGATTGATAAAATCAGATGCAATAAAGTGTGGTATTATGGTGACGGTAATGAGTTACTAAATTATTACACGAATCAGGAAGCATATGGATGGGTTAGTAATCCTATTTATAATCGTAATATGAGGAATTTTTTCTGGGGCATTAGTTCCACAGAGACAGATATTAAACGTATTCATAGTGGTATTCCTAAAGCGATTATTGATACGATTACTAATATTGTTGGTAAACCTGCAATTAAATGTATGGATGCTAGATTAGATAGAATATTGGAAGTTAATGATTTTACATATCGAGTATGTCAAACCAGTAGACCAATGGCTTTGGTTGAATGTGATGGTTGCTGGAAAATTAATTTTGATAAATCACTGTCTGATGTGCCATTATTAGAATATTTTGGTGCTGAGGATTGGGAACCAATCGAACATAGCAATATTTTGGTTGGAATTATATTTAAATCGTATTATAAGGACCAAAAAGACCAAAAATATGTGTTAAATGAAACTCGTAGGTTAGACCCGTCTGGCTGTGCGATTGAATATAATTTATATAGATTAGGTAGAAAAGATGATATTACAGAGGTTCCATTGGAAACGATTCCAGAGTTATCAGGATTAAAAAATTTAATGATTAATGGGGTTAGAAAATTATTTGCAGTTCCGATTAAATATTATTACAATCCATTAAAACCATTACGTGGTAAATCGATATATGATGGAAAGATAGATTTCTTTGATATGTTAGATGAGGTTTGGTCACAGGCATCACAAACAAATAGAGTATCAACACCAGTCGAATATTATGATGTGACATTATGTGAAAGAACGAAAGATGGAACACCAATTTTACCAAATAAATATAACAGACAATATACATTGAAAGATACACCTACCGATGGAAATGGTAATCCTATAGAGCAAGGAATCATTACCACACAACCGGATTTAAATTTCGATAAATATAGTATGTTGGCATCTGAAATATTAGGTAATATTCTTACTGGTATTTTATCACCTAGCACGTTAGGTATTGATGTGGCTAAAAAAGATAATGCTGATGCTCAGAGAGAGAAAGAGAAACAATCAATATTCACACGTAATAATATTATTGATAGAGAAACTAAACAGATTCATGACCTATTAAATATGGCGTTGATGATTCAGGATTATATGGATACTGGATATATTGTGGAAAAAGATTATGATATTACTATCACATATGATGAGTTCGCTAATCCATCGTTTGAAACTGAATTAGAAACCTTAGGACCTGCATGGAGTCAAGGTCAAATATCAACCGACCAATATGTAAGATTATTATGGGGTGATAAATTAAGTGATGAAGAGTTATTAAAAGAAAAACAATACCTAGAAGAAAATAAACAATCAGATAATTTAGATATGGAGAGTTTATTAAATGGAGCTGGAACAAGCGATAAACAAGGTTTACCAGAAGAAGGACAACCACAAGCAGCGTTTACTGAGACTGAAGAATAGAATGTTCGCTAAAATTTACGATATGACGATAAATAAAGTCCCAGTTCGTCAGGTTAATCGTGAATTAGTGCTAATGGTTAAAAACGATAAAGAATCAGGTGCGATTTTATTGCCAATAATGATGAGTATTGCAATAAAAGCATTTAAAACCATTAATTTAAAGGCGACCAAAGCAGAAAATGGCATAATTTTATTAAATTTATTTAAAAAAAATGATTATAATGGTAAAACTAAAGCAATTATCAATCATAATTTAATGGAAAATGCCGAATCTAGTAAAAAAGAAGTAGTAAAAGAGTATATTAATCAATCAAGAAGTGATGGATTGACATTTTATTTAGCAAGTAGTCATACAGATTCAGCAAAAGACCATAAACCATGGCAAGGTAAATTATATTATGATGAAAAATATGTTACTCCTGAGGCTCAAAAAATAATTAATCAGAGACATATGCGAAGTATTCAATGGGTTATGGATTCTCCAGTATGGTTTATCACCAGACCTAATTGTAGACATTTTTTTAAAGCGATTCCGACTGATATTGTGAATCAATATAGTAGAAAAGAATTAACCAGAAGATATAAAATGCACCGTAAGGTTGGCGATAGAGCATTAGCGACTCCAAGAAGTATTGCATTGGAAGAATATCGCGATAGATTAGAGATGTTAACGATGATGTATAATAAGCATCCGACCGAATTTTTACGCAGAGATATACAAAAAACGAAATTACTTATTAAAAAATGGGAAAAAACATTATAAAATAAAA